ATATAATAAAGTTGAAATTACATTTACTAAGAAAACAAAAAGAAGATATAAAAAAGAAGGACTTAGACATAGAAAAAAACTAAGTCCAAAATCACATTTAAGAGTAAGGAGCAAATAATGAAATGTTGGCATTGTAAAACTGAATTACTATGGGCTGGAGATCACGACCTTGATGATAGAGAATATGATATGGTAACTCACTTAGATTGCCCAAACTGTGGAAGTTATGTAGAGGTATACAATAAAAGAGAAGGATGGCAAGAACGAATACTTGAAAATTAAGTTTAATATGGTAATTTAGATTATGACAATGGGTAGACCTAAAATAGAAATAACTAAAGAATTATGTAGTAAAGCAGAACAATTTGCTTCTCAAGGCTTAACAATGGAACAAATTGCTGATGCTCTAGGTATGTCTAAATCATCTTTATTTGAAAAACAAAAAGAGAATTTGGATTTAATGGAGGCTATAAAAAGAGGAAAAGCAAAAGGCATAGTTACTATTACCAATGCCTTATATGAGAAAGCAAAGGATGGTGACAACACAGCTATGATATTTTACCTCAAGAATAGAGCTGGTTGGAAAGATAAGATTGAAACAGAGCATACTGGAGAAGGGTTAAAAGTAGATGTTAAAGCACCAGACCACTTCCAACGAATTATGGAAGAATTGGACAAACTTGCGGAACATAAATCAACAAAAGACGATAGAGTTCTACAATAAATGGCTTTTAACGGCTAGAGATAAACAAATAACACCAAGTGGGGATTGGAATGTTTGGTTAATATTAGCTGGTAGAGGATGGGGTAAAACAAGAACAGGAGCTAGTGATATAGTCTTATATGCTCTTAGAAATCCTAATTCACAATGCGCGGTTATAGCTCCAACAATTGGTGATTTAAGACGAGTGTGTTTTGAAGGGGTTAGTGGAATTATTAAGCAAATACCAGATGAATGTTTTAAGGATGGCACTCCAAAGTCCTATAATAAATCAACAAGTGAAGTTTTATTAGCTAATGGCTCAAAAATTATGGGATTTAGTGCTAGTGAGCCTGATAGATTAAGAGGTAGTCAATATCATAGGGCTTGGTGTGATGAATTAGCAGCTTGGCGATACCCTGATGCCTACGATCAATTATTATTTGGATTACGATTAGGAAAAGCTCCTCAAGTTGTAATCACAACAACACCTAGACCAACAGCATTAGTAAGAGATTTATTTAAACGTAAACATAAAGATGTTTATGTCACTCAAGGTAATACTTTTGAAAATGAAGATAATCTAGCTCAAACTGCTCTTGATTCTTTTAAAGATTTATACGAAGGCACACGATTAGGTAGACAAGAGTTATATGCTGAAATATTAGAAGATGTTGAAGGAGCTTTATGGTCACATTTTCAATTAGAAAAATGTAGAATAAAGAAAGAAGAGATACCAGAACTAAGACGAATAGTTGTAGCCATTGACCCAGCAGTAACATCAAATGCTAACTCAGATGAAACTGGAATCATTGTTGCTGGTATAGGAGAAAACGATAAATACTTTATTTTAGATGATAAAAGTGGTAAGTTTAGTCCAGATAATTGGTGTAGGGTAGCCATAGAGGAATTTTATCGCTATAATGCTAATATTATTGTAGCAGAAACAAACAATGGTGGTGATTTAGTGGAGAAAATTATTAGAACAATAGATAGTAATGTACCATATAAATCAGTGACTGCAACAAGAGGGAAGATGTTAAGAGCGGAACCAATATCAGCTTTATATGAGCAAGAAAAGGTTTTTCATACAAACATCTTTCCACAATTAGAGGATCAGATGTGTTCTTACACAGGGGATAATAAAAAATCTCCAGATAGATTAGATGCTCTTGTATGGGCATTAACAGAACTTAGTGCTTCTTCAAGGAAGCCATTATGGAGAATTAGTTAGATGAGCATATTAGATGACATTAAAAAAATATTTACAAGAAACATAAGAACAAAACAAGCCCCAGTAACAGTCTATAACAATGTAGGATATTCAACTCCTAAACGAGATTCCTTTATACAATATGCCCAAGAAGGATATGAAGAAAATGCTGTTGTGTATAAATGTGTAAATGAAATTGCTAATGGAGCAGCCACAGTAAAATTTAATGTATTTGATGAGGAAATAAAATTAGATAATCATCCATTAATTAATTTATTACAAAGACCTAATCCTTTACAAGCGGGTAATGAATTCTTTCAATCTCTTTATGCCTATTTATTATTAAGTGGTAATAGTTATGTTTTACGAACAGGTGCAGATAATCAACCACCAAAAGAATTACATTTATTACGACCAGATAGAATTAAAATAGAACCAAGTAATACAACAATACCTAAAAGCTATCAATATGAATTAGGTGGAGAAGTTGTGGCTAAATATCCTGTTGATTCAGAAACTGGTGCTAGTGATATAAAACACTTTAAAATGTGGAATCCTACTGATGACTATTATGGGCTATCACCAATTAGAGCAGCTAGTGTAGATATAGATCAACATAATTACGCAGCAAAACATAATGTTAATCTTTTAATGAATGGTGCTAGACCTAGTGGTGCTATTGTATTTAGACCAAGAGATGAAGCTGGGATGAATGTTCAACTAACAGAATCACAACGACAACAATTAATCTCTGATCTTGAGTTAAGATTTCAAGGCACAAATAATAGTGGAAGAGCAATGTTATTAGAAGGTGATTTTGATTGGAAAGAAATGGGTCTATCTCCAAAAGATATGGATTTCTTACAATTAAAAAATATGAGTGCTAGAGATATTGCTATGTGCTTTGGTGTCCCTAGTCAATTAGTAGGCATACCTGATTCACAAACTTATTCTAATGTACAAGAAGCTAGATTATCTTTATATGAAGAAACAATTATACCATTAATTAGAAGAGTAGAATCTGATCTTAACGAATATCTAGCCCCATATTATGGAGAGAGATTAAGAATAGAATATGATATTGACTCCATCCCTGCAATGGCAGAAAGACGAAGAAAAATTTATGAGAACGTAACTGTTGCTGTAAGAGAAGGAATTATATCAAGAAACGAAGCTAGAGATAGATTAGGGCTTGAGCCAATTACTGGTGGTGATGAAGTGTACATTAGTGCTAATTTATTTCCTCTTGGTGAGCCAGAACAATCAGATTTAGATGATAAAGAGCCTAATCCTACTAAAGAAGGCTATGATGCTTATGGAATAGAGGAAAAGTATCACACTGCTGACCCTGAATATTTAGTTCAACAAGACCCAAGAATGGGGGAAGGTGAAGATATATTTGAAACAGTAGCAGAAGCATCAGAAAGAGCAGAGGAATTAGGATGTGATGGTACTCATACATTAAGAACACCTGATGGTAATATCTATATGCCTTGCTCATCTCATTCACAATATCTTAGAGTTACAGGACAAGATAAGGCATTAGAAGATATTGATACAACTCCAACTCAAGGTATGGCAGAAGAAGCACAAAAAGGTTTAGAATGGAGAAAAGAATTTAAACGAGGAGGCACTGCTGTGGGGGTAGCAAGAGCCAATCAATTAGTGAGAAAAGAAAAACTATCACCACGAACTGTGTTAAGGATGTATAGTTTCTTTGCTAGACACGAAGTAGATAAACAAGCAGAAGGTTTTAATGTTGGGGAAAAAGGTTATCCAAGTGCTGGGAGAATTGCTTGGGCATTATGGGGTGGAGATGCTGGGCAAACGTGGTCAAGTAAAAAAAGAGATCAAATAAAATTAGAAATAGAAAAGGCTTGTTGCCAAGACTGTGAAGAAAAAGCAGTGTCAGGTAAAATTAAAAAAACCTTAGAAGGCAAAATAAAAGAACACAATGATAAGCACGGAAGTAAAAAAGGGAAAAGAGTTACGTTAGGTATGTTGAGCAATGTATTTGTAAGAGGAGTTGGTGCATATAGAACAAACCCTGAATCAGTTAGACGAAATGTAACTGGCCCAGATCAATGGGGTATTGCAAGAGTCAATGCTTTCCTATATGCTGTAAGAACTGGAAGATTTAGAAGTGGGCAATTTGATAGAGATTTACTACCAAAAGATCATCCATTATATAAACCAAAAGGTAAAGACGATTAAATAAGGGGAAAAAATGGTAAGACCTACTAATTATCAACAATATGTTGATACCTATAATACTTTTTTAAAAAATAATAAAAATTATCAAAAAACGTGTGAAGAACTAGATATTAAAAGACCTACATTATGTGCCCGTTTGTGGAAATATAGAAAAGACAATGACATAAAACCATCAGACGAAAAAACAGAAGCACAAAAACCATATCAATTAATTAAGCAAGAATTAAAAGAAATAGTTGTTCCTAGTTTGAAACACGACCCAAACGAACCTATTGATGAGTTAATCAATAGATTAACAGAGAATTTCAAACGAACTAAATTACACGAAGATGAAAAAAGATGGCGACCAGTACAAGTCAACACAGATAAACCCATAGGTATTGCTTGGCTAGGTGACCCACATATTGATGACCCATATTGTGATTGGGTTACATTAAGAAGAGATTTGAATATAATTAAAAATACAAGAGGATTATATGGTGCTTCATTAGGAGATCAGACAAATAATTGGGTGGGAAGATTAGCACGATTATATGAGAATCATACTGTTACAAAAGCTGATTCTTGGCGATTAGTAGAGTGGTTAATTAGAGAAATGAATCCATTGATATTAATTGCTGGTAATCACGATATGTGGAGTGGAAACTCTGACCCTGTACAATGGATGAAAAGACCACATCAAATCTACGAGAAATGGCAATCACGTTTACAATTAGAATTTCCTAATGGTAAAAAAGTAAAAATAATTGCATCACACGATTTTCCCGGACACTCAATGTGGAATAATCTTCACGGACAAATGAAAGCAGCAAAGTTCTTATCATCAGCTCATCTTTATATTGCTGGTCATAAACATAATTGGGCATTACAACAAATTGAATTACCAGAAAATGATATTTGTTGTTGGTTAGCAAGAGCAAGAGGATATAAGTTTTATGATGAACACGCGTTAAGGTTTGGGTTTGAAGAACAGCGATATGGACACGCGATTTGTACAATTATTAATCCACAAGCTACCAATAAAACTGATTTAATGATATGCTTTTCTAATTTAGAAGAAGGTGCTGAGTATCTAAAATGGAAAAGACAAAAAGTCAAATAAAACAAATTAACATTGGATTAGGTAAACGAATCAATGCAAGTAAAGAGTTTCAAGAGCAAACAAGATTAAGAAAATCTTTTGAACGTAAACTAAGAGGGCAAATGATTGTCTACTTTGGTAAATTATATGACAAAGTTGCTGACAATTACGAAATGATAGAGCCTTATGATCAGGTGCTAAAAGATTCACAAGAAAATCTATATAAGATATTAAATAGTCATTATAGAGTAGTAATAGAAAAGTTTGGGGAAAGACAACTAAGAAACTATCAAAAACAAAATATATTTGAAGAAATCTATCAAGATTATGTAAGGCAAGTAGGTGCAACACGAGTTGTAGCTATTCAAAATTCTACAAGAAACATTATTAGAAGAGTTATCAATGCGAATATAGATGAAGGGGTAGAGGTTATAGGTAAGAAAATTAGAGATCAAGGCAAACCCTTTAATTCTTTTAATAGATATAGAAGTAATACAATTGCACGAACAGAAACACATAATGCTGCGAGTTATGCAAATCATAAAGTTGTAGAAAGCCTAAATATCCCTGATGTACAAAAAAGATGGACAACAACATTAGACCCTAGATCAAGAACTACACACGTTCAAGCAAATGGTCAAACAGTAGGTATGGAAGAAGATTTTGTTGTAGGAGGTAGACAAATGGCATATCCCGGTGACCCACGAGGAGGTACTGCTAATGTTATAAATTGTAGATGTGTACTACTCTATGTAACACCAGAGGATGTTGTTACAGATGATACAACAATAACTTCTAAACCAAGACAGGCTAGAGATATACAAGAAGTATCATTAGAAAAATTATTATCATCTCCAAGAGATGCTTCATTTACACACGAAACATTTACAGTTGGAAGTAGGGCTGTAATGCTTAAAAATTTAGATGATAGAGCAAGGTTATCTAAAAGAGAATATGAAGAATTTTTTGAAGAACCAGAATTCAATGAAGTATATGGCACACGATTCAAAGGACAATTTAAAGGTAGAAAACTATACGAAAATCAATGGAGTAAGACACAAACTATCAACAAAAAGAAAACCAAACTTGAGTTATCTGAAGAGGCATTATCTATTGTGGAGCAATCTATGAAAGAGGTGGATGAACTAGCAAAGAGATTTAAAATACCTAAAATAAATGGGATTCTGATTGGATATAAAGATAGAGCCGTTGCGAGTATGGGTGATGGTGTTTTATTTTTAAATGCTAGGTCTTTTAATAAATATGCAAAAGATACAGCTAAAGTAAGTCCTAATAAATTAACACAAAAAGAAAGACAAGAATTCATTATTAAGCAACAACAATTAGATGAGATTGATAAAAAATTTGATAAACTTTATGAAAAAAGACCAAAAAAAATACGGTCTAATGACTACATTCGTTGGTATTCGGAATATGTTATATTAAAAAAAGAAAGAGATGAGTTCTTAGCTTCATTCAAAAATTTAAAAGATAAAAGAGGGTATGTAAAAAAACCAGTAAGCACATACAAACTTGGACAAAAAAAGGGGATGCCATATGGAGTGGATGAATATTATGATAATGGTTTAGATCAAGCAAGATCAGTTATATATCACGAATTTGGACATCACGTTCATCAAACTATAGGTCTTAACAAAGCATTCAGTAGAGATAAAGAATTTGGTGGCTATAGAACATTTGCTAACCAAAATGCAGTTCCTATTGAACAAGAATTAACTACAAAAATTTTTAGCAAAAGAAATGTTATGCCAAGTAAATATGCTAATACAAATTCAAAAGAGTATTTCGCTGAAAATTTCGCTAATTACTTTATGGGAAAAAAAGAACTAGTATCACCAGACATAAAAGAATTAATAGAAAGGATAATGAGGGAGCAAAATGGTATCAACTAAAGATTTAGAATTAATGGATGAAATTATGGAATTAAATAAAAAACGATTTATTCCAAAAAGAAGAGAATTTACAAAAGAAGAACAAGAACTATTTGATATGATGCTTGATAGTCTAAAAGATGAAGAGCAAGAAAAAATATTAAAGTATTTAGACGAAACTCCAGATTATAATCTTGCTCAATAAATAGATTAATTTATATACAAATTACCATTTTTATCTAAATCAAACTTTTCAATTCCAAATAATGATGGGTTTTTATTTAACATATTTAGTACATCATTTTTGTATGCCCTTAAATACACTCCATCAGAATAATCATTACAAGCTATAACGTAAACATAAACATTTTCTGATTGTTTTATCATTCTTTTCATTTTTAAAATTTGAGTCTTTTTACCTCTTGGTAATACATTTGTTTGTAATATTGGTTGCATTTTATATCCTTTCTATTGTTACATCTAAATATTTTTCTAGATCATTTAGATTTTTTAATGTTGGGCAGAAAACTCTACCATTTTCTTTTACACGACTTTGATTATAAAAGTTGAGTAAAAATTTTTGTGTTACTGGTTCTGACCATACTAGGCTAGAATCAGAATTACGATAAACATTAAATTTCATTAATTTACCTTCCTTTTAATAAAATATTGATTTAGATTGCGGCAAGTTTTTATTAATAAATTTATTAATTTGTTCTTTTTCTTCCCTTGTACAATCTTCATATAAATCGTTATCTAAAATGTATGTTATTTTTTTGTTAGTTAGTTTCATTATTTACCTTCCCTTTTATGGTTATTATTATATATCAAATTACCTCCATATATGTTTACTAAACTAAACAAAATATTTATTATATCAAACTTTTTTTTAACACATCCTGCTAAGTCATTGATTTTGCTACAATCTTTTTTTTCATTTAGGGGTTTACAAAGGTAAACTTCTTGTGCTAATCTGTTATCATAATAACAATAAGGAGAAAAAATATGGATACTAATAAAATAATAAATGAATTGCCAAAGTTATTTGACAGAGTGACTAAGGACTTTGAAGTTTGGAATAAAAAACTTTTTGAAGCAAATGGCACTCGTTGGAGATTGAAAACTTTTCCTCAAGAACTAAAGAAATTTAGAAATTCTTTTGAATATCATATTGGGAAAAAATATATCAGAATATCTTATATTCCACATTCACATAATGAAAAAATTTTTGGTGACATAAGTTCTTATGATCGTGCATTTTGCTTTATAAATATATCTAATCCAAAATTTAAATTTGGTGACCTTTTAAAAAGCGAAGTCACAGCACCAGCACTTAATTTTGCTAGGGGAAATATTTTTGATTTAGATAAATCAAGAATTGATTGGACTGGCTACATTGAGAAGATTAAGTAAATTAATGGCAAAAGGGGAGTGCCATAAATCTCCCCCAAAAACAATAGGAGAAAAATATGAATAAAATTAGATTAACAGCAGTCTTTAAAGAAAGATTATGTTGTGAATTATTGCAACAAATAAAAAATGGAAATAATACTTTCTATAAACTTAAAAAAATATTACCAGAGATTGATTCAAGATTTGGTGATAGAGAACTTAGATCAGCTTTGCGATTTGGTTGTAAAGAGTGGTTGGTTTATGGAGTGAAGAATAGATACAAATTTATTCTTACTGGCAAAACTTATTCTTACAAGGTGGTGTAAAATGATTCGTAGAAAAAACAGAAGATTTAGTTCACCTCAAAGATATTCTCTATTTCCAAATAGATATAGAGTAAAAGATTATTTAACTAACGATTGGCACTATATAGAAAATTGTCCATCACACTTTATTGGATATAAGTATATGTTTGCCAACAAATGTTTTAAAACTTTTACAGATATGAACTGTTACATAAATAAGGAGAAAATAAAATGAAAAACTTTTTAGAAAACTTAGGATTATTTTTAATGTGTCTATGCATTATGGGTATGTTTTATGTGCTTTTACATTTTGTTCCTGTTTGGGATCAAATGATTATTGAATCACGAAATCAATAGATTTCTCCTAAAATGCCCTCATCAAATTGGGGGCATTTCTAAAAACTCGTGCTATGACCTTGTTTTCTTGTCAATAGTATGGTAAAAATTCTAATTATGCCAATACCAAAACCAACTGGCTCTGAAACTGAAGAAGAATTTATGGGTAGATGTATGAAAGACCCACAAATGCAAAGTGAATATGACAAAGGTCAACGAACAGCGGTATGTTTGAGTAGTTACAGAGGCAAAGAAACGGAGAAAC